CAAATGCAAGATATAGTATTTTGCATTAACAAATACACAACATATAGGAGGGCAGTATGTCCGAAGAAACTAAAGTATCAAATGAAGCAGTAGCCGATAGTGGTGCAGAGAATGTTACTCAGGAAGTGGCTCAAAATGAGTATATAGCAGAAAGCAAGAAGTATAGAAAAAGAGCTCAAGAAGCTGAAACAAAATTAGCTGACATTCAAAAACAACTACAAGCTCAAGAAACAGCAAAACTTAAAGAGAAAGAAGAGTATAAAACTTTAGCTGAAAAGTATGAAGCTCAAGTAAATGAACTTTCTCCATACAAAGAACAGTATGAAGGTTATGTAGAGCAAAGAAAAGGAAAGTTGTTAGAGAATATTCCTGAAGAAAAAAGGGAAGAGTTTAGTAAGTTACCTTTAAATTCATTAGAATTTATGGTTGATCAACTAAACCCAAAAGCTAGTGAACCTTCAGCAAGAAATTTAGTAGGTACTAAAAATACAGAATTTGGTGGGTATTCTTCTTTTGTAGAATGGGCACAAAAAGACCCAAAAGGATATGAACAAATCAATGGTAGTGTTGGCTTAAATACAGGTGGAAATAAAATTGCCTAAAATTAAAGCTAATGATGGTGGTCATAAATCTTTTGGTGTGGATGTTGATCCTAACAAGGATTTAATACACAACACACAAGAAGATGGTTCATGCAATGCTTATTATAAAGGTTCTAAGATGAAATACGATGATTATTTAAGTGAATTAGAATCTAGGTATGATAAAAATTCCAAAGGTAAGGATTTTACATCAAGGTCTATAGGTATTTTTGGTGGTGTAACTTTTGATAAAAATGGTAATATAATTTAATTCCCTCTTTGGGAGAAAGTGTAGGATAAAATGGCTTTAGGAGATGGTGGCACAAATGTCACAGCCTCGGCAACAGTTGCTGGTGGTATAGGAAAGGTATTAGGAGATGCTGTAATAGCATTTAACAAAGTGAATGTGGTTTCACCGCTAGTAACTTCAAGAATAGGTGTACAAGGAGCTAAAACAGTAGAATTTGCTGATTGGACAGTTGCTTCGTATGCTGATGTAACTGCTGCAACAGAGGCAACAAATACGACTGCTCAAGCAATAGCTACAACAGCTAGAACTGCAACTCTATCAGAGCACGTGATTCAAGTTGATGTATCTGACTTAGCAGAACAGTCTTATGGTGCAGGTGGCTCACTTGGCGGAAATGCAGGTGCTGTAATTGGTAATGCTGTTGCTGCTCGTTTAGATAATGATTTAGTGCAATTATTTGCTCCTGGATCTTTAACTAACGATGTATGTGGTGCAGGTACTGATTTAGCAGTATCACACATATTTGAAGCATTAAGATTGCTTCACGCTAATCAAGCTCCATCACCACTTAACTTAGTTTTAGGAACACAACAAACGTGGGGTACTGCTGGTTTAAGCACTATCATAGCAGGTGCTGCTGCTCCTACTGGAACTAATATGTTCGGTAGATCAGAAGCTGGGCAAGACTTAGCTATGAATGGCTTTGTTACTAGATTCGCAGGTTTTGATGTTTACTCAACACCTGAAATTATTGAAGATGGTAGTAACGATGAAGCAGGTTGTGCTTTTAGTGCTGGTGCATTTGGATTTGCAACAGGCTCTGGTGGAATTATGTCTATTGAAACACAAAGAGATGCTTCTAAAAGAGTAACTGAATATGTAGGAACTGGTGTATGGGGTGAAACAATGATTAAAGACTTGTTCGCTGTTAGTATGACATCAGATGTTAGTTAATAGTTAATTCATAATAGTTTATAAGGGCAGTTAATCTGCCCTTATATTCACAAGGAGATAAAATGTCAAGAATTTATTATAAAAAACCAAATGGTGAAATATTTGAGTTTGTAGCAGGAAGAGTACAAAAATCTTCTTGTGATAGAAAATATATACAATGTGATGCAGATGGAAAAGAAATTAAATCAGCACCAAAAAAAGAAGTTAAAAAAATAAAAAAAGATAAATAACAACTCATTCACGCTCAGCCAGAGCTTAGAGTAGGAGGAAAAAATGGCAGAAACAAAATTAAGAAAATATGCAGTAATAGAACGATTAGGTAAAATGGATGTTGATCTAATTGATGTTGATTTAGTAACAGCTACAGCAGCAATAGGGGATAATGAAATTATATCAGATTATGTTGAAATAGCAAATGCAGTATCAGTACCTGGTGGTTCAGGTATCATACAATCAATAACACTTTTAGATGATGGTGACCAAGGTGCAGCAATGGATTTAGTGTTTGCTACTGCTGATACTGATTTAGGAACATTAAATGAAGTTATATCTGATGATGATGCAGGTGCAGGAGGCATATTAGGATTTGTAACATTATCAAATTATTTTGATGGTGTGGCTTGGCAACTTGCAAGTAAAACTAATATAGGTATGGTTATTAAAGCTGCTGCTTCAACAAAAAGTATTTATGTAGCTGCTGTTAATAGGAGTGGTGGAGATGCTGACTATGTAGCAACAGACGATTTACATCTTCGTATCGGCATAGTAAAAGACTAGTGTTTACAAGTAGACGAATAGCCACTATGGGTGGCGATAAGTTCAGAGATGAATACTCTTTAGCCTTTGATAGTACTGATGATCATATAGATTGTGGTACACGTATTGATTTAGGTACTGCTAATTTTTCAATAGCAGGGTGGGTAAAGCAACCTGAAGCAACAAATAATTTTATAATAGGTCAATACGAATCTGATGATGAAAGATGGTATGTTAGAAGTGATGCTTCTGATAAATTACATTTTTATGTTTTACTTGGGGGCAGTCAATTACTTCATGTTGTTGGTGCATCTACTTTACCTGAAAATAAATGGTTTCATTTTGCAGTTACAGCAGACAGAAGTGGAAATGTTCAGAAACTCTATGTAAATGGAGTTCTAGATAAAACCGATACTGATACTGATAATTCTACAGATATTGATATTGATGCATCTATACAAATTGGAAGATACAATAATTATTATTTTGGTGGAAATATGTCTGAAATAGTAATATATGATACTAATTTATCAGACTCACAAGTAAGAACACTTTACAATGGTAGAGAACCTTACAACCACAAAGAAGGTATTGCAACAGGCAACTTAAAGGCTTGGTATAGAATGGGTGATGGTAGACTTGATAGAAAAATAACAAATGTAGTTACTAATGAAATAGATACATCTGTAGGTGCTGAGTTAGTTGAGAATGAGTCTTTCGATACAACAGACGACTGGACAGCACAATCGGGTTGGACGGTTTCGGGAAACGGAGTAGCCACTGTAAATTCGGCAACAGCAGGGACCACAAACTTAACAAGCACAGGTATGTCGGTTGTAGTAGGGGGAACGTATGCGGCAGAAATGTATGTAGATAGTTCTTCTGGCTCGGGAATAAGATTTGATTTAGGGGGAGTTTCTAGTGGTTCTTATCTTAATACTACAGGGCTTATAGAAGCTATTATTGTACCCACAGATACTGCGGGGTTTTCCATTACAGCGTCTGGTTCAGATACTACCTCTCAAATTTCAAGAGTGTCAGTGAAAAAATTAGGTGATAATACAGGAGTTATGCAAAATATGACTGTTACTGACTTTACAGGAGATAGACCATAATGTATGATGATAGAAAATGGGTAATAGTTAATGTATCTGACATTACAGAAGAAATGATAGCAAGTGCTATACAAACATCTACAAGTTCATTAAGAAAAAGTTTAGATGGTAGCAAAGCAATACTAAAATGGGAAGGCGATACACCTTCTTGTTTTGATGGTATAACTACATACTCACATAGTGAGATATTAACAGAATTATCAGGAAGTGACTGGTCAAGTGATGAGTAGTTTAATAGATAGCATTAAACAACACGAAGGTTATGTTGGTATAGTGTATAAGGATAGTTTAGGGATTGATACTATAGGTTACGGCTTTGCAATTAAAGATTTAGAGTTAGATGAGGATATTTGTGAGATTATTCTTGAACGTAAACTACACACTTTAGAAGATAATATTAATTTTAAGTTTAGCTGGTTTAAGTATATGCCTCCAGAGATTAAAAATGTTGTTATAGAAATGTGTTACCAATTAGGGGTTACTGGTTTTTCTAAATTTAAGAAAACAATAGCATATTTACAAGATAAACAATTTGAAAAAGCCTCTGTTGAGATGCTTGATAGTAGGTGGGCAGAGCAAACTCCTAACAGAGCAAAAGAATTAAGTGATAGAGTAAAAGAGGTTGATTTTGGACATTGAAAGTTTAAAGGTTGGTGGACTTGGATTAAGTGGTTATATAGTTCAATGGACAGATTTATTTAGTCCATTAGTTGGGTTGTGTTATCAAGTAGTCCTTATTGCTTATTTTTTATATCAAATTAAAAAAATAAAAAGTGATACAAAGTAGATGAGTAAAGGCGTAGTTAAAAGAGTTATAGTAACGCCAGACAAACATTTTCCTTTACACGACCAACCAGCTATAAATTGCCTTAAAAAGACTATAGAGATAGTAAAGCCTGATGCGTATGTGGACTTAGGCGATGTAGGAGAATGGCACTCATTTAGTGCTTGGAGATTTAAAAGAAAGAAACCTCCTCCATTAGAGTATCTCACAAAAGATTTTGAAATAGACATAAAAGATGTCAATGCTGGTATGGATCAGATTGATGAATCGCTAGATAAAGCGAACTGTGATGAGAAGTATATTACAGAGGGTAACCACGATAACTGGTGCAATATGGCTGTAGAGAAGTATCCTTACATACCTCAGTATAAATTTGCTAATGCAGTAGATTTACAGGGTAGAGGATACAAGTATTACCCCTTTGGAAAACACTTAAAATTAGGTAAATTATACCTATATCACGGACATCATTATGGTGGTCAATATCATACTTCTAATCATCTTAGAAAGTTAGGATGTAATATTATGTATGGGCATTGGCACGACCTTCAGCAAATGTCTGTTACTCATAAAGACGGACCTAAGTCTGCTTGGAGTATCGGATGTTTAAAAGATATGAAGGAAGAAGCAAACTCTTGGCTTGGTGGTAGACCGATTAACTGGGCACACGGATTTGCAATAGTAGATTTTTTTAGAGGTGGACTATTTACAGTTCACATTATACAGATAATAAACGGCAAAACTTCGTTATGGGGTGAGTTGATAGACGGAAATAGGAAATGTTAGTACAGAGGATGAT